GTGGTGATGTAGTAACAGAATGGACGTTTGTTTAATCAATATTATATAACACGTTAATGATAAATAAGAATGAAACGAATTAAAGAAAAGGAAGTAAATAATGAGTAGTTTCACAGAACCATTTAAGGTAATCGTACATAACGTACCATTAAAGGATAAACCGTTTGAGATAAGTGGGTCATTTAATTATTATTCAGAAGTGGTTGAGGGTTTGGTTATAAATATACCTGAAGGGTATAGAACTAATTTTGCAAGTGTTCCGAGTATATTCTATCCGTTTATACCACCCGTTGGTCGATATTCAAAGGCAACAGTCGTCCATGATTGGCTGATTGAACATAAGAGGGGTCTTGGAATATCATATTCGGATATAAATAAGATTTTTGAAGAAGCTATGGAAGTTTTAAATGTTAGTAAACTCAAACGAAAGATAATGTATTGGGGTGTCCAATATTATTGGAAATTTGGTAGACATATTTCAACACCAATACGGAAACTATTAGGAAAGGAGTTAATATGAATAAAAAATATATGTTATGTGTCGGGTTAGGTGGTGTATGGGTTGCGTTACAGGGCATTCTAGGGGTTTTATCACTTGAATGGATCAATGTGGTGGTTATCAATACTTTAGTGGTATTTGGTATAATTATGGTCCTTCAGAGGTTTATGCGTATTGGTTCAAGACAAACCGATAGTAAATACTATACACCGACATTACAACAATTGACGGAAGCTGTTGACTATGCTCAAGGTATAATGAAAGAAACGGGTTGGAGTTTGGATCAATATGTCCACAGATGGCAAGATTGTGAAGACTATGCTGAACGTCAATGTACGTTAATGAAGGAGTGGTTTTACATCAATGTTCCACCAATGGTTGGATATGGTATCGGTATATCACCATTCAGTTTCATCCGTAAAGATGGTAAGGGTCACGTATTAGTGGAATGTTATATAAAGCGAGGTAAGAGTGTATTCTTCGATGTTTACCCAGATCACCCAACATTAATGAAATTATCAAAAAAAGAAACGAAAACTGCTTCATGGACTAACTTTAAAGGATAAATTATGTTTGGATTACCAGTAGAAACTATAGTAATGTTAGCAACAACCATTGGGTCATTCATCATGAAACAGAATGCACAACGTCAATCTGATATGATGGGTTTAATTGAATTACAGATCAAGAAGGATGACCAGTCAAATAAAAATGCGAATGAAGCTGAGAAACGTAGCTCACCATTCCTACGAAAAACAATCGGTTTCATCATAATCATAATATCGTTTGGTGGTCTACTAATGGCACCATTCTTTGACATACCAGTGAGTATAATCCAAGATGCACCACAGCATGAGTTCCTATGGGGTTTCATCAAGTGGGGTAAGGCTTACAATGTGATCCAAGCTGAAGGTTTAGTATATCCAGAATGGGTTAGGATGTCAGTTATGTCAGTTGTTGGATTTGTTTTTGGTTCCGGTTTCTCAAAGGTGAGTAGGTAAATATATAACTGTCATGGTATTACAAATACTTGTGTTTTTTGTATAAATACTATTACTAGTATAACCTTTTTTGGAGCATGTGATGGAAACACTTTTGAGCGGATTAATTGAACATATGGGGGGTCTAATTGGCCTTCTATTACTAACGGCACTGATTGCAATCATTAAGAAGATAAAATCAGATATGACCAAAGAGGTTATTGATGCAATTGTCAAGGGTTTCAAACCATCATATAAAAGTAAAATGGGTGAATCAATTAAATGTGATTCAAAGATCTATAAAGAGTTAACTAGAACCCTGTTTAATGTGAAAGCTTCAAGGATTGGATTATTTCAATTCCACAACGGTAACACATTCTCAACGAATAACCCGATATGGAAAGTATCAAACACTCATGAGGTATGTGAGAACGGGGTAGCAACTGAGATATCAAACGTACAGGACATTAAAGCTTCCCTATTGAACCCATTGATTTCAGCACTGGTGAATAAATCAGACTCCGATGGTATATCACATATTGAACCATGTCACTGTGTTGATGAACATGGTACGTTGGATTGTCTAACATCGTTAGGTGTATACCGGATCGACACTGATCGTATAACAAACACATTTTTCCATGCATTCCTTTTGAACAGGTCATCAAAATTTGGACTAGCATCAGCAATCGTAAACATTGATAACCAAGTTGTTGGTTATGTGATGCTTGAATTTTGTGCAGATGGTGAGATGACCCACGAAACGTTGACTGAAAGTTCAAAAATGTTGTGTGATACATCATCAATGATTTCACAAATGTTGTCAACAATAGAGAGTACCAAGTAATGAAACATATGTAGGTAACTGCATGAAATAAAACACCGGAATTAATTTTCAGGTGTTTTCATTGGTTTTAACAGTGTAATAGCGTATAATGGCATACAATTTAATGAGTAATATGGAGATATGTAATGGTTTTTAGAGTGATTAAGCGTGATGGTCGTGAAGTGGAATTTGAAAGAGATAAGATCATAAACGCTTTAAAATGTGTATTTGACGAAAGTGATTTTGAGATAACTGAATATGATATGGCTGAAATCGTTGAAGGTGTTATGGTGATGGTTGAGTCCAACGGGGTTGACATCATATCAACAACTGACATCAATGATTATGTAGAACGTGAGTTGATGAACCAAAAACTGTACGACGAAGCAAAGATGTTCATTCTCAATCGTGAGGAGAAAAGGAAGATCGAAAGTATGTCAATCGACAACAATGCAATGTCGGAATATATTTTCATCAATCGATATTCAAGATACATGCCTGAACTTAATAGACGGGAAACATGGGATGAAGCAGTCAACCGTGTCCGTGATATGCATATCAGGAAATACCCAGAAATAACAAACGACATCAATTGGGCATTCGAAAAGGTCCGTGAAAAACGTGTATTACCATCAATGCGATCAATGCAGTTCGGTGGTAAACCAATCGAGGATAAGAATACCAGATTATACAACTGTACCTATTCAGCGATTGACAGGGTGGATTTCTTCAAGGAAACGATGTTCCTATTATTGTCAGGTTGCGGGGTTGGATTCTCTGTTGAATTTGAAAACATTAATAAGCTTCCAAAAATACTTGTACCATCAATGAAAGAAATTAAGCATTACACAATACCTGATACAATCGAGGGTTGGGCTGATTCCATCGGTGAATTGGTTGAGTCATACATCCATGGATATACCATTGAGTTCATATACACTGATATACGTAAACAGGGTGAACCAATTGCAAGCGGTGGTAAAGCACCAAGTCATATCCCACTGAGACGTGCAATCGAGAAAGTCCGTACAATATTTGATACAGTAGCAACCCGTGATGGGAAAATTAAACCAATCGAAGCTTATGATGTGGTGATGCATAGTGCAGATGCAGTATTAGCGGGTGGTGTCAGACGGTCAGCAACAATTTGTTTATTCAGTCCAGACGATATCGATATGATGAATGCCAAAACTGGGAACTGGTTCGAGACCAACCCACAACGTGGACGTTCAAATAATTCGGTGAAGTTGATTAGATCAGAAACAAGTAAGGATCAGTTTAAGCGTATATTTGAAACACAGAAATCGTTTGGTGAACCAGCGTTCTACTTTGTGAATAATAACGATACTGGAACCAATCCGTGTGTCGAAATTGGTCTTAATCCTTATTTACCGGAAGGTTATACAATGCCAGATGGTGAGATATTGAAGGAAAAGACTACAGGTTTCCAATTTTGTAACCTCACCTCCATCAATGGTGGTATGCTTAAAAGTGAAGAAGATTTTGGAATCGCAGTTAAAGCATCCGCTATCATCGGAACTTGTCAAGCTGGATACACTACATTCCCATACCTTGGTCAATACACCGAAGAAATTTGCAGACGTGAGTCGTTGCTTGGACTTTCAATTACAGGTATGATGGATAATCCACACATTGCATTAGATCCAGATATCCAAAATAGTATGTCATCCTATGCAATTGAGGTAAATAAAGAGATTGCCGAAAAGATCAACATACCACAAGCGGCTAGGGTAACCTGTGTGAAACCGGAAGGTACCACATCCATCCTATTGAATACCGCAAGTGGAATACATCCAAGATATGCAAAGAGATACTTCAGACGTATTCAAGCTAATGTCAATGACCCAGTATATAAACATTTCAAGGAACAAAACCCACACTGTTGTGAATCTTCAGTATGGAGTGCGAATGGAACTGATGATGTGATCACCTTTTGTGTCAATGCACCAAATGATGCAATCACCAAAGATGATATAACCGCATTGGAGTTCTTGGAGATCATTAAGAGTACACAGATAAACTGGGTGGTGAATGGTACAGCGATACCGGATTCAACACCAGAACTGACACATAACGTATCCAACACCATTACAGTGAAAGCTGATGAGTGGGATGATGTATGTGATTTCATATATGATAATAAGGAATACTTCACCGGAGTATCAATGTTAGCCGATGAAGGTGAAACCGGAACCATATATGAACAAGCACCACATGAAAAAGTTAACTCATCTGATGACGAAGCTATTTGGGCAAACTATACCGATGGGTACCAGAATGTCGATTATACGTCACTGAGTGAATTTGATGACAATACAGCACACCGTGAAATTGTTGCGTGTGCTGGTGGTTCATGTGAATTAAAGTAGATTAACTGTTGACATTCATCAGATAAAATGTAACTGTATCCACAAATAAGAGAGAAATTGATGTGTATCGGTGACAATATAGATATGGTGTTATGGGATAAAACCACTCCAAAACATAAACGATTTGGTCGTGGTGTGGTCATAAACATCAAGTCATCTGAAATATGTGAGTCTGGTCAGATGATCACAGTTGAAAACCCAAGTGGTGATACACTGGTGGTTGATCGAAACTGGGTGACATCAAATGAACCTGATCATGATGGTACGTTATTTGAGTTATAAATAAAGGAATTCACATGGAATTATTTACTGGTTTACTTGCATTGATGTGTACCATCGTATTCAGCGTTATCGTATTGGTATTAGCGGTGGTTGCATATGTGTTACTTGTCATATTAGCGTGTTTAACACTAGTGTTGACACCACAGGTACTTGGATTCATCATAGTCTTCCTATGTGTGGTCGGTATCGTAAAACTGATAAAGCGAATATTTCGATGAGTGGATTCAGTCACAACTTAGTCCCAGAACTGTACATACTTGATAACGACCTTCAAAAGTCGGCATCATACACCACCGACAAGGATCTTGACCGGAATATAAAAAACACGGTCAAACTATTGGGATCATGTATATTATATCTGAATGGCATAAAGAAGTTGATGGTTTACAAACAATATAGTGACGAGAAGTTGCGAGAAATATTCAAGGATTACCCAGAGGCTAAATTACCAACACCAAAGTTCAGTGCAAAACCGGAGTATAAATACGTCCGTCAATGTCGTAACCATTACATGCACATAATAAAAGTTGGAAAAAGTGCTTGCATTGAATATGAAAAAAGATATAATAGAAAGCATAAATTAGAAGATGTATTAGATTGGTACTTCATGAATGTACCAACCGTACTACCTACAGTAAAAACACCGTTACCATACCCAATTAAGATTTTACCATTAAAATATAGGACGACACTTGATATAGCTGTTGCAATGCGTAGATATTACGTTGACCGATATCGGCAGATTGCAATGGATGTATACAAGCATACGTCTGTACCTGAATGGTTCAATTTAAGTGAGTGTGATGTGATGAAAAACAAGGATTAACATATGACAACTGGTTATTCGTATAATGAAGTGATTACAGAATTGAAGTGTGAAAAGAACTATGAAAAATACAGGGTTCTCACATTAGACGAAGAACAAGTGATGATTAAACAATATGCTGATGATCCTGAAATGTTGAAAAGTAAGCTGATTGATCATAATATGACATTGGTTACCCCGTTCATTCAACATTACCGTACACAACTGGATGCTGATGATATTTTTCAAGAGGGTATTGCAGGTCTAATTGATGCGGTTGACCGTTTTGATGTAAATGCTAATGTCAAATTTGCAACCTATGCATATTTCTATGTGAAAAAATACGTTACTCGGTTGTACAAGAAAAACAATAGACAGTTTGACGGTATGACTAATGGTATGGTGACATCAATCCATGATACCCGCAAGGATTTAGAAAATGACAATATTGATTGTGGTGATCGTCTGATGAGTTTCCGTATGGAACCCGATGAATTATCACCAGCAGAACATATGTGTGCAAAGTCGGATGTAAATTTTGTTGAGAATTTGATTAACAATATGCTGGTAAATGGTATAATAACATACAAGGAGACTTATGTCATGGATGGTATCTACTATAAAAACCATACCAAACGTGAAATAGCACGACAGATGGGTATAACATCATCAATGGTTGGTCACCACTATAAAAATGTGATGGGTAAGCTTAAGAAGCACCTTGTCGCAAATATGAATATAAGAAGTATGGGAGATTTACATAATGTCTAGATCGTATAATACCGTTTTGTTTCCAGCCGATAACACGGGCTGTTGTTTCTATCGTATGTTAGCACCATATATGACACTGCAATCCGCTTTGAACTTAGATGAATCCAACGTCAGCGTATCAAGACGATTCGTAACTGATATTGACTATTTCAAAGAAGTTAACATGGTGATGCTACAGCGTCAGGTTTCAAACCCACATGAAATGTATTTCAACAAATTCATCCATCCATTGTCTAAAACCAATGGGATGTGGGTGATCTACAATATTGATGATGTGATCCATAAGGATGATATCCCGAAATATAACAAAGCATGGGGGATGTATCAGGATGATGGGTTGATGGAAAACGTGTCATCGATGTTACTGAATTCTGACATCATATTAACCACCACTGAGTATATCAAACAGTATTACCATGATAAATTCAAGGTTGAACTTGACCGGATCAAAGTGATACCAAACTATATTCCACATTGGTGGATGGGTGGATATTACGACATAAACAAAACGATGAAGCTGTATAACCTGAATCGTAAGAAACCACGTGTCGGTGTTATTTCATCAAGTCCACACTATGACATCAACAATAACAATAATGGTGTCGATGACTTAACTCATATCGCTGATTTCATTAGATCAACCGTGAATAAATATCAATGGGTATTTATGGGTACACCACCACCAGCACTTAAAGATTTAGTTGATGCTCGTAAAGTTGAGGTGAATAGTGGATGTGATGTAATGACATACCCGTTTGCGTTATCACGTCAGAACCTGAATGCGATTGTTGCACCACTTGAGGATAATACATTCAACCGTTGTAAGTCAAACATCAAACTGATTGAAGGTTGGGCTATGGGAATCCCTGTACTTGCTCAGAACCTTCCGATGTATTCAGATTACACTGATATGGTGTTCGATAACGGTGATGACCTATCTGGAAAGTTGGATAAATTACTGAAGGATCAAAGTAAGTATAAGAAGATCGTCAGAAACAACTTCAACCGTGTTGATATTGGTGATAAAAATTCACCTAATGGATGGTGGTTTGAACGGAACATGGATGAATGGATTTCATTATTCAAGATGAGAAGCAAGTGCCTTGATATTGACGTTGAACATTTCTTAGATAAACAAAAAAACAAAGCTGGTGAAATCGCTGGTAATGATATTGAGATCATTTCTTAAGGGGTATTATGGAAAAAAGATGTATAGCAGTTCTTAATTATGGTCGGAAACAATCGGATTTCAATTGGTTCAATGATTTAGCCAACGACAGTGATCACGATTTGATCACCATATTTGCAACAAATGGTGAAGCCAATCTGATGTGTGATATCAATATTGATATCACTGGGATGAACGTTGCTCAATCACGTAATGCGATAATTGACATATGTAACGTTAACGGTATTAAAAACCTACATTTGGTTGATGACGATATCGAAATTATTGATGCATCCATATTTGATAAATATGAACACGTATCCAAGTTACTTGAAATACCGTATGTAAACAATGGGTTTACCAATTCGGTAAATGACGTTGCTGGATTACATAACCCAAGGTTGAAATGTAAGCTTGGTCGATACTCTGACCTTGACTTTTCGGTGTTATTCAATGCACACCATCCGAATGGGTATAGCTATTATAACCTTGAAGAGATTGGAACCTATAAATATGACGAACAATTAAACTGTCTTGAAGACAATATGTACCTGTTTACGTTGGTCCGAGATAAGAAGATTCCATTCTTCAATTTCTTTGTAGATATTGAAAAATCATGGACTTATATAAATAATGTAGACAAGGGTTCAATTAGAACCATCACAGATGATATCGTATTAAAGGATCAACAGCACTTAGAAAGTGTGGGTTATAAGTGGGAACACTTCAACAATGTTGATGCGGTGATCGAATACATTATAGACAAAATAGATAAAGGAGAATGCAATGGATAACACGACTGGTATTAAAGAAGGTGAAACAGTGATGATCGGAACTAACCACTATAAGCGTGTGGGTACAAAGCTGGTTAATCTAAACAACAGTGCAGACACAATTGACGTTACTTCAAATTCATCGTTGGTTGACATCATGCTTGAAAAATTGAATATCGTAAACGGTTAAATATGAATAAGATTAATGGTTGTATAGGTAGAAGTGACGGGGTGTATGATAAAAGTTTAACACCATTAAGCGAAAGTCGCAAGGTTGTACTACGGATGATTGATAATGGTGTTACCCGTTTAGCTGGTAACATCCTCATCCCTGAATCAGCTGAGATGAATAACCGGATGGGTCAATATCGTGTTGAAGATTATTCCGATAAAGCACATGATGAATATGGTATGGTTTCTGATGATATAGTATTGGCAGATAGATTATCAGTATATTATGATACTAACCCTATATGTGTTCTAGATTTTGAGAATATTATATGTGGTATCGATGGTGATGATGAACCGTACCCATTTAAAGATATGGTATTTGTCAAAGTGATGACCGCAATTAACCGTGTCAATGGTGGAATCATGTTATCCGATATGAGCAATTCAGAATTACCATTAGGTAAAGTTGTTGCATCATCTTCGGAAAATATCAAAGTTGGAGATTTCATCCCATTATCACAAGGTGCTGATAAAGTAACCATTCTTGGTGAACATTTGAGTATCTACAAAGATGAGATGATCATTGCAACTGTTGAATTAAGTGATGAAGAATTAGAAAATTATAAAACATGTGAGGTAAACTACAATGAAAGTTACTAACAAGCAATACGAATATGAAGCAACAAACTTCGAAAAAGATGAAATAACTGGTCAACCATTCACAACGATGGTGGGTCTATTCGGTGAACAGACGGTGCAAGCTGGTGATTGGTTAATCGAAACTAATGAAGGTCTCCTAATACTAACGGATGAGCGATTCAACGAACTGTATGACCTAGTACCTGAAGTACCACCAGTGATTGAAGATATCACACCAGACAAACCAAAACAGAAAGAACGGGGTATGAGTACGAACTCAATCTACAGTTAATACACACCGAAAAATTGATGATAATCCACATAGTTAACATTATGTGGATTTTCATGTTGTTATATTGGACGGTGGTTAGTATAATTGGAAAGAGGAAGTGTATATGGAAGATAAAGAAATAAGTGTAATTGATGTTGGTGATATTGGTGCGGGTTACCGGAATATTGCATATAGAGTTAATAAAGATACCCGTAGTGGTGAAATCATCCTATATGGATATGATAAGAAGGGTCACCCTAAAACATACAAATTTGAACACAACTCACATGTCAAATATATAGTACCATACAAAACACATGAGAAATCAATTTTTGGTGAATATGTAGCCACTAAACAATTCAGAAACGTGTATGACCGTAATAAATGGATGAAGAGTCTCACAGGGTCAATTAAGATCATTGAGTGTTATCAACCAGAACAAGAATTCACCCAGATCCATTTCAGTAAATATATTGATGATAGTGAATTCAATTCACAGAAATTACGGTACCATTATCTTGATATCGAGATTGCTATTGAGGATGAGTTTCCACTACCAAAATATGCAAGATACCCAATCAACTTGATAACCATCTATGACACTCACCATGAGCGTTACTATACTTGGGCATTACCAAGTGCAAACAACGACCTAGAGAACACGTTAAGTGGTAAACATGATATACTGTTGTTCCAATTTGATAATGAAGTTGAGTTACTTAAAAGCTTCATTGACTGGATCACCAGAAATTACCCCGATGTCATTGTTGGGTGGAACACTAGAATGTTCGATTTACCATACATAATCAGACGTATTGAAAATGTATTGGATGTAGACGAAGCTAAGAAGTTGTCACCAGTCCGTGATTATTACATAAAGGAAAACAACGATAATCCAAATGATATCATGGTGTACCTGAAGGGTGTATCACAGATGGACTTGATGGTATTGTATCGGGATAAATTCCTACATAAGATTGATGGTGGGTATAAACTTGATAACGTGTGTGAAGTCGAGCTTGGTGAAAATAAACTTCATTACACCGGAACGATGAAAGAGTTCTATAAAAATAACTTCCAAAAATGGTTTGAATATAACGTTCGAGACGTAGAACTATTGGTGAAACTGGAAGATAAGCTGAACCTAATCAAATTGAGTCGAGCTATTACATCATCCGGTCTATGTCAAATGGATGCAATTTATACATCAATTGGTTATATCCTTGGATCATTAGCGGCACACTCACGAAACACGTCAAGTGGTGTGTTTCCATCATATAAAGCCCGTGATGAAGATACGAACGCTGAAAAGTTTGAGGGTGCGTATGTATTCCCAACAAAGATGGGTTTCTATGACAAGGGTGTTATTGGAATTGACTTAAAATCACTGTATCCAAATACGATGATTGCATTAAACTGTTCACCTGAAACCAAGGTTGGTAAACTCAGTCATATTGATGATGAAACATATGACCTTTATAGACCGAATGGAAAGGTTAAACGTATCACATCCAAACAACTTGATACACTGACCAGTAAAAAATGTACCCTATCGAAGAATGCCACATTGTTCTATAAGCATGATGAGAAAATGGGTGTGGTTACCAGTTGGTTGAAGAATGCATATAACGAACGTGTGAAGATGAAAAAATTATCATACAAATATGAAAAGATGTCTGCTCAAGAGGAAGATCCAGAACTGAAGCTTGAATATAAAAATACATCAGATCGATATGATAATGCTCAGTATGCACAAAAGATCAAGTTGAATTCAGTGTATGGGGTATTTGGTACACCATTCTCACCGATTTATGATGCCGATATAGCACAATCAGTTACATTAACCGGACAATTTATCAACAGGGGTGTAAACGCAATGATTGAAGATAGGTTCGGAAAGGGTAACACTGTTGCTGGTGATACTGATTCCCAATATATCAACATCGAAAATGTAACCGATGAATATTGTGAAAAATTTGGAAAGAGTTCATTAAAGGAATTCACTAGAACAGAAATCAAAACCATGTTGACTGAGATTGATAATTTCGTTTCAGGGGATGTGAATGAATTCGCTAAGAATATGGTCAATACGGAGTGTTGCACCACTGAGGGTTATAACATACAGTATGAACGTGAGGTATTAGCCTCAGAGTCCATTTTCTTCAAGAAAAAGCACTATTTAATGCATTTGATTGATGTTGACGGTAAACGAGTTGATAAATTCAAATATATGGGTATCGCTGTTAAGAAAGGTGAATTACCCGTAGGTATTAAAACATTCCTGAAAGATATATATGAAAACACGTGTAATAATAGTTGGGGGTATGATGAATATGTGGATTATCTGAATGAGGTATATGAAAAATTCGTTGAATTCAGCTACAGTGATATTTCAATATGGAAGGGTTACCGGACTGCAAAGGAGTCCACTGGGTTCCTAGAAACAGAGAAAGGTACTGGAGCACAAGTACGAGGATTACATTACCATAATGATCTATTAGATGATCTTAATATAAAGGATAAATACACTGAAATACGGTTAGGTGACTTTATCCGATATTGTTACATAAATAAGAGTAATGAATATGGGATTGATGTAATCTCATTCATTGATGGGTCAATGCCTGATGAATTCGAAGAGATATTCACGATTGATTATATCAAAATGTTCGGTAAACTGGTAATCAAACCATTAGAGGGTTATGTTGAAGCTATGGGGTTCGTCCAATATAATCCAACAAACCAGATGGTTGCTGATGTATTCAGTTTTTAGGTATAAATACCAATGAAGAAGTGACTTAATGTTAATATGAAGAGGTTAAAGAATGAATATATTTAAATTGTTTAGTGGTGCTGGTAAAACTAAAGATGAGATCGATAACGCAAATCCAAACATGGATGTATTTGCTGAACTAGATAACGACGACATCGATATTGATGATTTAGCGGTTACTGGTAACGGTAGTGGTTCTGATCAAGAAATGCGATATATGAATCAGGATTACTATTATAATAAGATTTACACACCAATTCCAACAAACAAGGAAAGTCGATTAAGAACATATCGATTAATGGCTAGATACCCAGAAGTATTACAATGTCTTGAGGATATTGCTGATGATACATGGATGAAGGATGACACCGACAGATACACGTCGATTAAATTCACACCAACATCAAAAAACCTTAAATCTCAGGATCGTCAGAAGATATTAACCGAAGAATGGGAAAAATATATCGCATTGTTCGACATCAACATGAACGGCTTCAACTATGTGAAACAATTTCTGGTTGATGGTGAGCTTGCATGGGAAAATGTTATAGATGATACGAATAAGGAAAAAGGTATCGTCGGTATCAAATACCTACCAACTGAACGTTATGACTTTTTGCGTGACGTAGTTAAGGACGAGAATGTTGGTGTATTATTCAAGAAGATTGATGGTGCATGTAATCACCTATCGTCAAACTTTGCACAATCAATGACAGCATTCCATGACATTGACCCGAATTCGAATAGTGCATCTTATATGAGCCAAGTACTTAATAATGATGTGGTGCCTATGTTATGGTCACAGATGACCTACATCAACACAGGTGATTATGATTATACATGTTCAACCGTATATCCATTAATCGATAGATCACGTGAATCATATATCCAGTTGGCACTTATGCATGATGCGGCTGTTATTCTTCGTGTAGTTCGAGCACCTGAACGTTTAGTATTCAACGTTGATGTCGGTAATATGCCCGATAAGAAAGCTAAACAGCATATGCGTTCATTCGTTAACTCAATGAATTCTAAGAAGACCACCAACCGTGATGGGAATAAACAGAATCGTTATGACCCACATGCAATGCTTGAATCATATTATTTCTGGAAATCTAAAGAGGGTGGTGGAACAGAGGTTACCACATTAGGTTCATCAGCTTCATATGGTGAGATGGAAGATGTTGAATATTTCCTAAGACGTTTATATAAATCAATGAAGGTTCCATTCTCCAGATACCAACAAGCTGAGAATACCATGGAACGTGATGATACGATCACATATGAGGAATATGCGTTCACTCGTTTCATAATCAGAATCCAGAATATGTTTTCAGCTGGTTTCAAGAATGGTTACATTACCCACCTTAAATTACGTGGATTATGGGAAAAGTATGAACTGAGTAAATACGATTTCGAAATCAATATCAACAAACCTATACTGTATGAACTATATCAGCAACAGAAGCTTCTACAGATTAAAATGGAGAACTATGAACTTGTAGCTGACAGGGAAGAGTTTTCAACAGAACTTGCAATGGCTGATATCCTTGGTTGGACACAAGAAAAGATTGATGAAAATCGAAAGTTTAACCGTAAAGAGTTGTTAGAGGAATCAATCATTACATACTGGACTGATAAGATCGAAGAATTTGGACCTGAAGGTATTGACTCACCTGTTCCATGGAATGAGGAAGATGAAGAACCGGAAGACGACGAAGATTTCGAATAACAGAATTCACAACATAAATCAATTAAAAAAGACCCATCAACTATTTGGTGGGTCTTTTTGTATAAATAAGAATAGAAAAACATGGAGATGACGATGAAAGAACAAATACTGAAACTGATGGTTGAAAACGAATTTAATGATTACGATATAATCACTGAAGCTAACGAGGTCGGCTACAAACAGATGAGATTGGTCGGACCATACGTAGTTGCAAACAAACTAAATGGTAATGAACGACTATACCCACTTGATGATATGAGAACTGAAGTAAAACGCTTTGTTAAAGAGATGGTTGATACCAATAGAGCACTAGGTGAACTTGAACACCCAGAGTACACACATATCAATCCAGCTGAAGCGGCTATCCGAATCACAAAGCTTAAAGAAGATAAGAACGATGAAGGTGTATGGATCGGTGAATCAATCATACTGGCATCTGATCAGGAGAACAACATTAAAGGTACACCAAAGGGTGATATTCTAGCATCACTGATTCAGCACGGTTCTAAAATTGGATTCTCAACACGTGGTGTTGGTAAACTGGTTCAAGAGAAGTGGGGAAACAAGAAAGAATCAGTGGTTAGAAACTATAGAATGTCCACTGTTGACTGTGTTGTTAACCCATCAATAGGTCAGTTTGTTGACGGTATATTAGAGTCGAAAAACTTCATGGTTGATGTACATGGAGACATCCTAGAAGTCAACTATAACATAGTGGAAAACGGTTTAAGCACACTACCGAAACATCAACGTTCGGAGTATATGTTTAAATTAATGAACGAATTTCTGAAAAGTTTATAAATAGATGTAGAAAGCAAAGCAATTATGGAGTTTAAATAATGAGTTCTGAAAATCTGAAATCTTTTATAAATAATATCAAAGAGAATGATTACGCTACCGCAAAGATCCAACTTGGTGATGTGTTAGAAGCAAAATTTAATGAATATATAGATAACGTCGAAGAAGCTAAAGGAGACAACTAATGAGAGATGAACTTATCAAATTAATTGAGTCAATTGATACAGAGAAAGTATTAACTGATGAACAGCGTGAACAACTTAACACATTCGGTGATTCGATTGTTGAAAAATTGAATGCTGAACGGGAAGAAGGTTACAATGCTGGGTTTGATGCTTCTAAAGAGATTGCTGAAACTCACCTAGTTGAATACGAGGCTGAGATTGATACATCAGTAACTGCTTTAGTTGAACAGATCGACACACTGATCGAAAAACGTGAAGAACTTGCTGTAGTAGAGGGAACAGCTGATATTAACGACCAACTGGTTGAGAAACTTGATGCATACTTAGATGTATACGTTAAAGAGTCTGCACCTGAAGCATTGGTAGTTGATTATAAGCGATTATCCACACTAGAGAAAATGGCAGAATCAATGCGTAAGACATGCCTTATTTCTGATGCTGATGTACATGCTAAAATTACTGAAATCGAAGAGTCGATTAATGAAAGTAATGAAAGTAACACCGAAGACCTTAAACTTAAAACTGAACAGCTACAGACTGAAATGGAACATCGTATCCAAGTCGAATCTGAACTGAACAAAATGAAAGCTGAACAATTGATCAAATGTAAAGTTAAAGATATCCCAGATTTGGAAGCATCTAAACTTTTGAAGCATTTTGCTGAAGCATCAGTTGAAGAAATCGAAAAAGACTTTGATGAAGTATATGAAAACATCAAATACAAAGAAGTTTCGAAAACTGACAGTGAATTCACAAGTTACGATAAGATCAAATCAATCATCGAAGAAATCACACCAGAGAGTGATGTTGAGGATGACGATGATGCAGATGATAAAGTAACTGAATCAGTACAGATGCAACAGTACGCTGACATAACTAAAAAATCTTGTAAATAAGAAAAAAACGAAAATAAACCAAAAAGGAAAATAAATCATGGTAGAATTAATGGACAAACAATACCAAGAAAGTTTGGTAACAAAATGGGGAGCGGTTCTTGACGCTGGTGAATCTATTGTAGATGAACAAAAGCGTATCTCAACCGCTATGGTACTTGAATCCACTCAAAAGGATTTCGAGAAACGTGGTCTTGTGACTGAAGAAGCTGGTATGGGAACTGGTATTGCTGGTGATGGTTCTGCATCTACTGGTGTTCTTGGTCCTAATGATTATCATTGGCCTTCAATCGTCATTCCAACTGTAAGACGTATTTTTCCACAGTTAATGGCTCACGAGCTTGTTGGTGTTCAGCCAATGACTGCTCCTATCGGATTCGCATTCGCACTTCGTGCAAAATACGGTTCTAACGGACAACTAGGTGTCGGTAATTTGGATCTTTCAAATACTGAAATTGGTTACAATACCAATGACACTCGTTACACTGGTGTATCTGGTCTTCTTCAGGATACTGAAGCAAGTGCATCTACTGATCAAGACTATTGGAAGTCATACTTCGGTGTGTCTAACACTGAGTGGAGAGGTCAGGGACAGGTAACTGCAACTGGTGAATATGCTCAGGTAAACAATGACTACCCAATGGCGAAATTTGACCTGATCAAAGCGGCTGTTGAAGCAAAATCCCGTAAATTAGCGGCTAACTGGTCTCCAGAACTAGCTGAAGATATGATGGCAATGCACGGAATCGACGTAGATGGTGAGATGATCAACATCCTTACCTACGAAGTTGGTGCTGAGATTGACCGTCAGTTGTTAACCGAAATGGTTAAATCTGCAATTACAGGTGGTAAAACATCTACTTGGACCCCAGTTTCTGCTGATGGTCGTAACCAGATTGAACGTATTGGTACACTAATGACACAGATCAATGAGAAAACTCAGGATATCGCTACCTTGACTCGTCGTGGTTCTGCGAACTTCTGTATTACTTCTCCATCTGTAACAGCGGTACTACAACGCCTAAACAGCAATACATTCGTAGCTAACTCAGGTGCAGGTCTGCCTTCAGTTCCAGCTACTGGTGTTGGATCACTTGTAAAAGTGGGACTTATTAATGACGGAACACAGTTGTTAGTACGTGACACATTTGCACAGGGTGACTATGCAATGTTGGGTTACAAAGGAAGTTCACCTTGGGATGCTGGTATCATTTATTCGCCATATATTCCACTACAGCTGATGAGAGCTACCAAAGATGCAGACTTCACACCAGAAGTCGGTGTTAGAACACGTTACGGAGTTATGGGTAACGTTTGGGGTTCTGAGAATTACTATCAGTTCATCGCAATTGAAGACATGAAGAACACCACCCTAGCGGCTGATGGTTCCCGTGTATTCACCTACTAATCGAAAGATTACTGGTAACACAAAAAAAGACTCCTTCGGGAGTCTTTTTTTTTTGTCTTGACTGAATGGAATTGGTGTGTTATCGTTCTAGGTTAGCTATTGCTTTAACGATGGTTTCCTGTGTGTATTCATATGTATCAATATTATTATCATCAGTGACATCACCACCATTCTTCAACTCATGTTTATATTTCTCAAGATTCTTTTTGTTCTCATGTTTGATCATCTCCATCTCAATAGAATTGAAGTGACGAATCTTTTCCTTATAGATGTCAAGGTATTCACGGATCAACTCGGTGGAAGCTTTGATTAGGTCAGCACCTGAACGGATAACATCAGGGTCCATAATCTCACTTCTGGAGATATAGTCATATACATCACCCAACATACCCTTAGACGTACCAATCAATTCACTGAGTTCACCTAGAGCACCACGTAAGTCGTGCATATCACCAGTTGCATCAATGGATGTGTCGATCTTATCAACAGCACTCTTCATACTTGATTCAATGTTTTCTAACTCCTCATCAAATGATGATAGTACATCCTCAACGGTGTTACCACTCTCAATACCAAGTGCTTCACTTATTTTTTCATCAGGTGTTTTTACATTCATTAGAATTTAACCTCTTCATCAAATTTAGCGTATTTCTCAACCATACTCAATAGGGTCTTGAAACATACTTTACATAGATCGGAATTATCATGAGTGATGGTGTTTGTATTCATCATTATCTGTTCAAGTTGTGCTTCAGCTATATCACGAGTATTTGGATATGTACCCGTATAATGTGCCTCTGCATCAAACTGGTCAGTTGGTCGATAACTATTAACAACATCATCGATTAATATATCATCATTATAATCATCATCCGGTCTAATGGTTATATTACAGAATATGCTCATCTCAACCCCATCGAAGTTATCCATCTTCATACTCAGTGATTGATCCACGAAATCAGACTCTTTAAGTTCGATCCCCTCCCGCTTGTGACATACATCACAACGTCTTGATATAGTTTTACTCATATGTTCCTTTAGTATAAATAGTGTTAGTTGTATAAATATTTATAAGTTATTGATTAATCTATTATACCAATAACACCAATGAATTTAAAGAAGGATAATACGAAATGCCGTCAGACACAGTAAAATCATTTGCTAAACGTAGTGGTAAGTCTATACCTACCATAGAGAAGTACTGGGATGAAGCTAACATAGTTGTTACGAAAACATACCCAGATGTTGAACCAGATTCGGATCGTTTCTTTGCACTAGTGACTGCTATTGTCAAAAGAATGGCTGGAATAGAAGATAAAAAGGTTGAAACCATGGTCGATAATACATACAAAACAGATGAGATGATCATCCGTGAATCACTCAAAGATGTCAATATCAACCCGTTTGTTGAACGAGCAAACATATTATTCACAAATAAAGAGAGGTTCATTAAGGTTATCGAGGATGTAACAAAAGCTGATGTTGAACAGATCAAGCGAAATTCAGATAAATCGTTCTACATATTGACAGATGATGGTAAGAACCACACGAGTAAAATAAACACCATACAGTTTATATATGGTGGATACATGCGGAATAAACCGATATACACAACTGAGTATATCAAAAAGGGTTTACATGAGTTGAAGTTTAACACAAAGGTGATCATAAAATGAAGAGTCTAGACACATATCAAAAAATAGAAATAAACGAAGCAAGTTCAATAACATTCGATGAACTACCATTAAAGAAACAGATTGAAGCACGTGTGGTATTAAAGATATTTGGTGCAACAGTTACGGCTGATGTATTTGAAGGAATACATGGTTACGTCATAATGTTAGAACCGAAGAATTATACAGCACCATACAAATTCATGAAGGATCAATTAACCAAACTGGTGAAGGTTAAATCATTCAGATGGGTATCGGATAGCACTCCTTATATTTCAGTTGGTATATAATGAAACTGTATGAGAAATATGCAACAGATGTAATGACCAAATTTGCAATCGTTAATGAGCGAATAGAAGTTACACGAAGAGTTATCAATGAAGATAGTGATCTAACATACCATGAACTTAGGGGTTTTGTTGCACTTCTGATGAAAACCGTGAGTGATAAAGGGACCAAATCAACATTGAATGATATACTGTATGCACTCGGTAAACTTGAGGTGATGGGTAAACCAGCACCAACCATCAGAAAACTGAAATCAAATAGTCCGAAGGTTTTTCAATAAAACATTTGACCAACCACCGTTTATGTGTTTTTATACATACATAAACAAC